TCTTAGTGGACACGGTATTATTAATTTCGACCTTCCTGTTCTCAATAACCTTGGTGATTTTACTTGGGATTACACTATACGAGATACTTTGGTCTTATCCAGATTGGCTAATCCATCAGTTGAAGGAGGTCATTCCCTAAAAGCTTGGGGTGAACGTATAGGTAACTATAAGGATGATTATGATGGTGGTTGGGCGTTCTTTAGTGATGATATGTTGTTCTATTGTAGACAAGACGTAAGGGTCACTAAGGATGTCTATCGTAGACTAGGCGTACAGTTAGAAGGCTTCGATGAGCAGAGTATTGAACTAGAGCACACAGTAGCCACTATCATTCGTGAACAAGAGAAAACTGGTGTACTCTTCGATGAACGTAAAGCCTTCGAGCTTATGGCTGAACTCAAAGAGCAAGTAGTGAATATTGAGATTAAAGTTAGGGATGTCTTTAAACCCTTACCTACTTGGGTATCACTTAATGTACTTAAGAATCCTAATAAGAAAGATGGTACACCTTCTATGGCATATCAGAAACAACTTGACAAGGGTGCTCATTATGACAAAGACGGTGACTGGGGATACATAGACTATCCAGAGTTCAATTTAGGCTCACGACAGCAGATTGCTAGGTACTTAATGCACTTCGGTTGGCAACCACAAGAGTACACAGAGAAAGGCTCTGTAATCGTAAATGAGAAGGTCTTAGAGGATGTAGATATTCCAGAGGCTCAGATGATTATGGAGTACCTAACTCTACAGAAGCGAGTATCTATGGTTAAATCTTGGATTGAAGCTGTAGACGAGAGAGACGGGAGGATTCACGGTAGAGTTAATAGTAACGGTGCAGTGACTGGTAGGATGACACACAGTAAGCCTAACTTAGCTCAAGTTCCAGCAGTGTATTCAGTGTATGGTAAGGAGTGTAGAGAGCTATGGACTGTACCTAAGGGATATAAGTTAGTAGGGTGTGACGCTAGTGGTCTTGAGTTAAGAATGCTGGCACATTATATGGACGATAAAGATTATACAGAGGAGATACTAAATGGAGATATTCATACAGCAAACCAAATGGCTGCAGGACTTCAATCAAGAGATTCAGCAAAAACTTTTATATATGCCTTCCTCTACGGAGCTGGAGATGGTAAAATCGGAGAAATCGTTGGAGGAACTTCGGCAGCAGGTAAGAAACTTAAAGCAAACTTCCTTGCTAATACGCCTGCACTTGGAGCACTACGAAAGAGAATTGACGGAGAGAGTTCAAAAGGCTGGCTTAAAGGTCTAGATGGAAGAAAGTTATGGGTTAGGTCACAACATTCAGCACTAAATGTACTATTACAGTCAGCAGGTGCAATTGTTATGAAACAAGCCTTGCTTTTATTGGAAAAGTATGGTACAATATATAGTATAGATTACAAATTCTTACTTAATGTCCACGATGAGTTTCAAGTGGAGGTGCGTGAGGACCAAGCAGAACAATTTGGGAGGCTTGCGGTCGATTGCATCAAGAGAGCAGGTACGGATTTAGGTTTAAAATGCCCATTAGATGGGGAATATAAGGTAGGTGAAACGTGGGCAGAAACACATTAATAAATAAATTAGTAGACGACTATGATTCTTTAGTAAAGGACTTTGCTTCTCTTTACTTCATTCTTCAAGACGTATTAGGTTACCCAGTGACAGAGGAAGGGGTAGATAAGGCTATTTTAGCTGAAAGAAGAGGCGCTAAGGTTAGTACGATTCTGAGAATATTAGAAGAAAATAAAGATAAAGACGGAGGAAGAATATGAAGACAATTGAAACATTAGTAGAAGATGTCTATCGTTTGATGGATAAGAAAGAGATTGGTGAAGGTGTAAACATCGAGAAAGTAGTAGAAGACTTCGGTGAGAACGTAAAGAACATCTTAATCAATAACATTACAGCACACGAGTTCGATAGACGTAAGCTACGTATGTCTAACATCGGTAAGAAAGATAGACAGTTGTGGTATAGCTATAATGGGTATAAAGGTGAAGAACTAATGCCTCACACTAGGATTAAATTTCTTTATGGTCACCTCGTAGAAGAGATGATTTTAGCTTTAGTTAAGCTATCAGGTCACACAGTAACTGATGAACAGAAGATGGTAGAGGTAGATGAGATTAAAGGCTCTATGGACTGTAAGATTGATGGTTTATTAGTAGATGTCAAGTCAGCATCTCCTTATGGTTTTAAGAAGTTTAAGGATGGCAACTTAATCAACGATGACCCTTTTGGCTATATCGACCAAATTAAAGGTTATGCTTATGCTGAAGAGGAAAGAAAGTTCGGTTGGTTGACTATGGATAAGACTAATGGTCACTTAACTGTACTTAAGTATGATATGGATGACGAGAGTTCACCTCATTGGACTAAGCTAAACTTTACTCCAATCACTCAAAGGATTGCTCAGATTAAGAAGACAGTGAATCTTAAAGAGCCACCTGAGAAATGTTATGAAGCAGTCCCTGACGGTAAATCAGGTAATATGAAGTTAGGCTTAGGTTGCAGCTATTGTTCTTATAAGCACGATTGTCACCCTAACCTAAGAACCTTTGTTTACTCTAATGGACCTAAGTACCTAGTTGAGGTAGCTAGAGAACCTAGTGTTATGGAAGTGGATAGAGATGGTAATAGAATCAATAAGGAGATAGATGAATTCTTCAGCAACAGAAAAGTATCGTAGTAAACTAGAGAAGGAGTGCCACGAGTTATTAGGTAAAGACTGGCAGTATGAACCGCATAGAATAGCATACATAGTAAGGCGGAACTATACACCAGACTTCGTTAAAGGTAAATACTACATTGAGGTTAAAGGTTTCTTTAGAGTAGGCGACACACAGAAGTATAAGGCTATTGCTGAACAGTTGAGAGCTGAAGGCAAACACCTAGTATTCTTAATGCCACAACCTGACAAAAGAACCAGAAAAGGAGGCAAGATAACTTATCGTGATTGGTGCGCTAAAAATGATATAGCTATCTTCTCAACTAAAGAAATTAAGGAGCTAAAGGAATGGACGAGAAAGCAATAAACCCTAGTCATTATAGACAAGGTAACATAGAAGTGATTGACTTCATCTTAGACCAGAAGTTTAATTACCTAGAAGGAAACATCATTAAGTATGTCAGTAGATACAAATTTAAGAATGGTATTGAGGACTTAAATAAAGCTAAATGGTACCTAGATTTATTGACTGAGGAGTACGATAAATGCTTACGCTAGAAGAACTTAAAGAACGTATCATAGCTGAGGCTTATGATGAGTGTTTAATATGCGAGGAACTAGAGATTAGCACTCGAGAGTTACTAGATGCTTTCGAGGATAAACTAGTAGATAATAGAGAAGTCTTTACAGACGAGGAAGGTGATGATGATACAGATTGAATACTTTTATTTAGCTATTACAGTGATGGCAGTTATAGGTACTTACCTTAGTTGGACATACGGTAATGATGAATACGATTATGGTTTTATGGATGCAGTACAGTTACACAGCGAAGGTAGACTTACTTATACCGTAGAGGAACAAGAAGATGGTATCAACTTAATTAATATTGAGGTGAAGGAGTGAAGACTGAGTGTAAACAGTGCTCAAACAGTATGGAAGGTAAGAGAAGCCACGCTGTCTATTGCTCTAGGGAATGTAAGGAGAAAGCTAGAGGTGTACGAAGAACTCTAGAAGGACACTGGAAGACTAACAAGGAAAAGGAACGTGCTAAGACATACAGGGATAACAATCCAGGACAAGCTCTAGAGAGAGGGCGCAAGTGGTGTAAAAACAACAGAGCTAGTGTTAACGCTAAGAAAGCTAGAAGAAGAGCAGCACAACATAACGCCACGCCTTCTTGGGCTGATAAGGAAGCCATTAAGCGTATGTATATTGTGTCTCAGTTCTTAACTGACAAGATAGGAGAGCCTCACCACGTAGACCACATCATACCTTTGAGAGGTGAGAATATTTGCGGACTACACGTTGAGTATAATTTAGATGTTATACCTGCTAAGGATAACTTAAGAAAAGGAAATAGATATGCGTAAAGAATACTTAGGTATTATTATTGACCGCACTAGAGACAAGGGAATGTCACAGCAAGCACTTGAGTTAGTGAATGGTTATTACCTGCGAGGGAAGGAAACAAGCCCGCAACAGGCATATGCCAGGGCAGCAGTGGCGTATAGTGCTGGTGACTTAGAGTTAGCCCAAAGATTGTATGATGCAGTAAGTAAAGGTTGGTTTATGTATTCGTCACCTGTGCTAAGTAATGCACCTGAGCCTGGAGAGAAGGTAAAAGGACTGCCTATTAGCTGTTTCTTGTCTTATGTTCCAGATACAGTGGACGGCTTAGTATCGCACCAATCAGAGATTGCACACTTAAGTGTACGTGGTGGAGGAATTGGAGGACATTGGGGTGATGTACGTCCTGTAAGTGATAAAGCACCAGGACCTATCCCATTCATTAAGGTAGCAGACAGTGCGATGACTGCTTATAAACAAGGACAAACAAGGAAAGGAAGTTATGCAGCGTATATGGACATATCTCACCCAGACGTGGTGGAGTTTCTTAACATCAGAGTACCTACGGGAGGCGATAGCAATCGTAAGTGCTTCAATATTAATAATGCTGTTAACATTACCGACAGTTTTATTAGTAGCGTTCTTGCTGGTGGCACGTGGGATTTACGAGACCCTAAAGATAATAGCATCAGGGATACAGTGGATTCTAGGGAGCTGTGGGAAAGATTGCTTGAGACTAGGTTCAGGACTGGTGAACCATACCTCAACTTTATTGACGAAGCTAACAGACACTTACCGCAACCGTTAAAGGAGAAGGGTCTTGAGATTAAAGGTTCAAACTTATGTAACGAGATACATCTACCTACAAGCAGTGACCGTACTGCTGTATGCTGTCTCTCTTCTGTTAATCTAGAGAAGTATGACGAGTGGAAAGAGACATCCTTAGTATCAGACTTGATTACGATGTTAGATAATGTACTCACTTGTTTCATTAATGATGCACCACCTGAGTTACACAGAGCTATTACTTCTGCCAAAGGTGAACGCTCACTAGGATTAGGTGCATTTGGTTTTCATTCGTACCTACAATCTAAGAGTATTCCTTGGGAGTCTTCACTAGCTGTAGGTAAGAACCTTCAGATGTTTAGGTTGATTAAAGCAAAAGCACTAGAAGCTACATACGAACTAGGTAAGACAAGAGGTGAGTACCTTGATGGTGTAGGCACAGGCAGACGTAACAGTCACCTATTAGCCGTAGCACCTAACGCTAATAGTGCTATGATTGCTAGTACTAGTGCTAGTATTGAGCCTATTAAGTCTAACTACTATACACATAAGACTAGGATTGGTTCACACGTCATTAAGAATAGACATCTAGAGAAAGTAATGGAAGAACACAGACTACGATTAGGTAAAGATGAAGAGTGGTTAGCTAAAGAGTGGCGTAACATTAGCCACCACGAAGGAAGTGTACAACAGTTAGATTATCTTACTGAGTGGGAGAAGGATGTATTTAAGACTGCCTTTGAACTAGACCAGATGTGGGTAGTACAACACGCAGGTGATAGACAACAGTTTATCTGTCAAGGTCAGTCTGTTAATCTATTCTTTCCTGCTGGTAGTGATAAGAACTATGTATCACAAGTACACCTACAGGCTTGGAAGTCTAAGCTTAAAGGACTGTACTACTTAAGAACCTCAGCTAGTAATAACGCTGAGAATGTAGGACAGAGTGTAGAGAGAGTAGCACTTAAAGATTTTATGGAGAACGAAGACACTTGCTTGGCTTGTGAAGGATAATAGTATGAGTAATTTATTAGAAGAGAGTAAGGTTTACAAACCGTTCCAACATCCCTGGGCTGTGGAGTACGCAGAGCAACACGAGGATTTGCACTGGACTGAGAAAGAGTTGAACCTTAATGATGATGTAACACAGTGGAAAGATGGTACACTGAGTGAGACAGAGAAGGCACACATCACTGCTATCCTTAGACTATTCACACAGTCTGATGTGGTAGTAGCAGGTAACTACAGTAACTACTATATACCTAAGTTCTTAAACAACGAGGTACGTATGATGTTACTCAGCTTCGCAGCTAGAGAAGGTATTCACGCTAGAGCTTATGCTTTACTTAACGATACCTTAGGGTTACACGAGAAAGAGTATAGTACGTTCCTTGAGTACAAAGAACTAGCTAAGAAGGTAGACTTTATGAAGGATGCAGATGTACACTCACTACACGGTACTGCTCTGTCGTTAGCACTGACAGTATTCAACGAGGGTGTTAGCTTATTCAGTGCCTTCGTTATGTTACTTAACTACCAACGTATGGGTAAGATGAAAGGTATGAACACTGTAGTAGAGTGGAGCATACGTGATGAGACGTTACATACTGAAGGGATGTCTAGGTTATTTAGGGAATTTTGTAACGAACACGGGAGAATTGTTAATGATGATTTCAAGAAAGAAGTATATAGAATGGCGAGACAAGTTGTTGCTTTGGAAGATAAAGTTATTGACCTTGCCTATCAGGCTGGGGATATTGAAGGACTTGACAAAGGTGAAGTTAAAACGTACATACGCTATCTGGCGGACAGACGACTAATTCAGCTTGGACTTAAGGGTAACTTTAAAGTCAAGGAGAATCCTCTTCCGTGGGTAGAAGAGTTAACGAGTGGTGACAGTATGTCTAACTTCTTTGAGAAGACAGTCACTGATTATAGTACAGTAGGTATGACAGGAGATATAGTATGGGATTAAATGGATGGAACGAAGAGCCAGGGTATGACTTACGTTGGCTAGTAGCGGTATTAATAGTAGCACTAGTGTGGGCTATCAGCAGTAAGCCTTCAGAGGCTTGGGTTGAGACTACGAGTGACTACCACTTCTCTGCAGCTGAGGATATCACTATGGATGTGACGATGGTAAACGGTACTAGTGGTACATACCAGTGTCCTAGTGCTCAAGCTTGTTACATCCAGGCGTTGAAGTATGAGGCTAGAGGTGCACAGCAGTATTGTGTATCACTGGTTATGAAGAGAGATGGTAAGGTAATCTGGCATAGGAGATATAGATGATAGCTGATATATTTATAGGTCTACTATTCGTAGGGTCAATATGGTTTGCTTATGTATGTGGTAAGACTGATTGTCAAAAGAACGGTTGTTACAGGAAACAGGGAGAATAAAAATGAATGAAGAACTAATATGCCCTGAATGTAAGATGACAGGTTTCCACAAGATGTCCTGTGACAGTAAAGGTAGAAGGGATACCATTAAGACACCACCTACTTGGAGAGAACTCAACGATAAACTAGAGGCGCTTGAAGAGCAGCACGAACTCTTAGGTAGAAGATACGATGAGTTAACTAAGTTATTGAGGAAGCAAGGTAAGGATAGAGTAGTGGATGATTATAATAAATACTTAATGAACTACGCTAAGGACTGGGACAGGTTGTGATTCTTACAGTACATAGAAGGACCAAATGATAGCCATTAGTCCTAGTGAACAAGGATTAAAGCTAACATACGAACCGTTAAGGTGATTAATACTAGAGGAGTAGGAGATATGGTATGGGACGGAAGCAGAGGCTACGGTAGTAGTGGAGATAGAGATAAGCTAAAGGAGAATGATATGAGTGGAGACCACGATAAACATTATTGGGAAACTAAAGAGGAGTCGTATATGGACAGAGAGTTAGTTAATGTAGGTGAATTAGAGCAGAGAGTTAAACGACTAGAACAAGGTACTACTACAACTGTACTACCTAACACTGATGAAGCAGATGAGTTCGTACGTAAGGAGTTAGTCAGAGCTTACGAGTGTATGGACGATAGAGATAAGCCTATGTTAGAGTATGTCATCCGTATGTTCTCTAATCCAGACCAGTGGAAAG